GAGCGTCTCGGCGTAGTCGTAGTAGCTCACGTCCCGATTCATGTCCGGAACGAAGCAGTATTCGTGGGTCTTGGCGATGCGCCAGAACACCTTGGTGAACCCGTAGCAGATCACCAGTTCGGCCGCGGGGTCGTCGCGATAGGCTTCCTGGAACGCGCGAATCGCACTCAGCGCGCCCCGGTCCGGGCTGGAGCAGTAGATCACGCGATTCTGCTTGCGCTCCTTGTCCCGGTTGGCCCGGAAGAGCGAGGGCACGATCCCGTTGCGGGTGTACCGGATCTTCGCCTCGGGGATGCCCGGCACCGTTGTGCGATGGTAGCGGGACAGGACCCAGAACTGGTCCACCGCGGCGATCACTTCGGGGCTGAAGGTGTGGTGGGACATCACGTCGTGGAACCAGCAGATCAACTTGCCACAGACCTTGGAGCGAAGGACCGGCGCGGCTCCGTAGTTGCGCCAGAGGATCAGGTGCTTGCGCGGGAGATCCTGGTCGAAGCTGGACAGATCCTCGTACCGCACCCCAGTCTCCAAATCGACGCCACGCTGCTCGCGCGGCACGGAGGCGTAGACGGTGACGTTGAAGCCGCGGGCCTGGAGGAGTGGCGCCATGAGCAGCACCATCTTCTCGCTCCCACCGATCCCCGTCTTCGTCGACAACGGGCCCCACGCCTCGTCGGTGGCGGTGCCAAGGATGTCGATAGGGCCGTTCGGAGCGGTCGGCCGCGGGTCGGGCGTCTCGATCTTCCCGATGCCGGCCTTCTCCAGCTCCTCGGGAATGGCCGGGAGGCCCTGAACCAACTCGCGTAGGGCGATGGCGGGCTCGATGGCGCGCGCCGCCGCGGTGTTCTGGGCGACCACCTTGAGCGACTCGATCAGGCGCATCCCGCGGATCCAGTTCTCGGCGCTCTGGATGATCGCCTGGATGTCCTTGTGCCGCTGGCCCCGCCCCTTCTTCAGCTCGTTGGCGATCTCGGTGACCAGCTCTGCGTTGTACATCTCCTTGGCATCGGCCAGGGCCGTGAGGAGGGGCAGCGACTCCGTGTGCTCCGGGTCGTAGCTGTGGACCATGTTCTCGGTCATGCGCAGCCCGCGCCCACAGCGGAACCAGTGGAGCGCATCCTCGTGGCGGCCCATGAGCGAGAAGATCCGGGCCATGAGGTAGTAGGTGCGCGGATCACCGGGGTTGATGTCGAGGCAGCGGTAGGCCATGCGCCTGGCCTGGAACGGGTTGGCGTACCGCGGATCCAGGTAGACCACGGCCGAGTAGTACGCTGCGCTGAAGCGATCGTCGCGCGACCCGCTCAGTTGGAGGGTCTTGGCGTACATCTGGAGCGTCTCAGAGAAGTGCCCCAGCCCGCGGCTGGCGTTGCCGAGGTAGAAGATCGAGCGCACGTCCGGCTCGCGGCCGGCCGCCAGATCCTCCTCCATCTCCTTGCGGATGATGCAGTAGTTCCGGATGTCGCCGAACACGTTCTCCTTGCGGCCGTCCGTGTGGAAGATGCCGCCGTTCCAGGCGTGGTTGAAGCCAGCGCCGCGGATCTTCACGCCCGGCTTGGGGCACAGCGTCTCGTGGCAGCGGCCCAGCCAGACGTAGTTGCGGCGGTCCACCACGCGCTCGCGCTTCAGGAGCGTGATGAGCTGGCCGTCCACCTGGTCGAAGGCGTAGTAGTAGTTCATGAAGAAGGAGTCGAGGCGGCCCCACATCTGGTCCACCCAGGCGCGGAACTGCCCGCGCATCTCCTCCTTGTACGTGTCGTCCGCGTCGATCCAGAAGATCGCGTCGTGCTTCGAGGCTTCGAGGGCGATCTGGCGCGCCTCGGCGAAGTTGAGCAGGCACCCCTGGTCGAACTGGCGATCCTTCGCGAAGGTCTCGGCGTGCTCGGGCAGCCACTCCCGCACCAGCGCCCCGAGGTCTTTGCGGAGGTGGTCGGCCTTGATCACCTTCGCGCCCCACTGCAGGCAGAGGTGGACCGTGTTGTCGGTGGAGCCCGTGTCGACGACCAGCACCTCATCGTCGCGTCGCAGGAAGCCGTCCTTCAGACTGTCCAGGCACTTGACAATCGAGGCCGAGGCGTTCTTGACGATGATGTTGACAGAGATGGGGACCTGTGGAGGCGCGCCCTCATTCGGGGCACTCTGCACCTTCAAGCGAAGCCGTTTGGCGATCTCGGCGTCGATCGGGACCGGAGTCGGCAACGTCTTCTTGGCCACTTTGGCCGCGGCCTTCCGCGCTTCCCGGCCCTTCTCTCGTCTCATGCGGCGGTCGATCATCTGGGTCTCCCTTGAGGTGAAGTGACTTGTACAGTTCCTTGTCGATGAAGAGGGACTGCCCGGGGCGCAGTGGGATGTGGGCGTCGAGTTGCTTGAGCGTCTTGGTCAGCAACGCGATGTCGTCCGAGTCTTTCCCGAAGTCGGGCAGAATGTGTTGGACGGCCATAAAGAACAGGGTCGGTACCTTCATGGACACATGAGTGTACCGACCCTGTGGATCTGTGTAGCCCGTCCTGGAGACCGACCGAAGCTTCTTGATCTCGTCCAGACAGAACTGGTAGTAGTCGGGATAGTGCGACTCGAAGAAGCGGGCCACCTCTTCGATTACTTCGAGCTTCGATCTGTTGTGGATCAGAATCTGCGGCGCCATGCAATCCTCAGCGCTTCGGCTTGCGCTTCCGCTCCTTTACCTCACCGGCGTGGGAGCCCTTGTCGTCGAAACAGACGTGCTGGTACTTGCCCTTACCGGGCTTCATGGTGCGGACCCGGCCGCCCCCACTCACGCACTCCTCGAAGTCCTTCGGCATCGCTCACACCACAGCGAGCCCGCTCGGGGCGGGCAGCGCCACGTAGTTCACGACGATGAAGGCGTCGACGCCATACCCCGCCCCGTCGGTGGCCGCCACGAGAACCGTGTACGTGCCATGGGGCTGCGCGGCCAGGAACGCCGAGGCCAGAACCTCGATCTCGGTCTGTTCGCGCGAGAAGATGGCCACCGTGCCGGCCTTGGCCACGACGCGGTACTGAACGGCGCCCGGAACCGCGTCCCAGACCACCTTCTGATCGATGCGAATGTCAGCCATGCGAGTCCTTTCTGGTACACCAAGAAGGTGTCCAAATCCGATATAGTATACCGGACTTGGACACCACCGTCAACTCATGCGAGGATCAGGGAATGTAGGGCACGAATCCCGTGCCACCGCCTCCCGCCTTCTGACTCCTGTAGATCAGGGTCATGTTGGTCTGGATCTGGAACCGGGTCTTGGTGCCCGTGCGCGCGAGCGTCTCGCTCGTGAGCGGGGACAGCCAGCCCGTCTCGAAGAACGACGGATCCAGGAACACGATGGAGTTGCCCGACGTGATCTTGGTCGCCGACTTGAGCTGGTCCCGGGACAGGTAGATCCTGACCGTGCCGAAGTCGCTCTGGTGCTCCTCGATGACCAGCTTCTGGATGGGCGTCATGGCCGGCATGTACCGTGTGACGTTCGTCGAGAAGAGACTGATCGTCCTCTTGAGCCACGAGTTCACGAAGGCGACGGTCGGGGACACGTCGACAGCGTTGTCGTAGAAGAGCTGGAGGAGGTTGTTGAACACTTCCTCGGTCAGCGTCGTGCCGCTGGAGGCCGTGAAGTTGGTCGTCAGGATGTTGAGGAAGCCAGGGAACTGGCGAGCCGCATCCGTCGCGCCCGTGGCCGCCGAGCCCCGGTGAAGCGTGTGCTCCACGTCGTTGAGCAGCTCGTTGACCTTCTTCTGCTCCTGGTAGAGGTAGGCGTCCGAGAACCCCTTGTGGTCGACGAACTTCTGGATGTCGGAGACCTCTCCGAACTTCAGGAAGTTCTGGACGTGCGTGAACGTCCTGGTCGGCGTCACAAGGTTGGGGTTCGTCGAGTCGACACCTTCGACCCAGGCGTTGTGCGCGCGAGCGGCGAGGACATCTTCCTGCCACTCGACGTACGTTCCGGAGACCTGCACCTTACGGAGCAGGGCGAGAGCGGGCCGATCGATCGGCGACACGTTCTCGATGAAGTCGAGCAGAAGTTCCGGGATGGACCCGCCCTGGGGGCGAGCGCCGTCCGTGAACTCCTGCCACGTGAGAAGCTGACCCATGTCAGTTGCCTTTCAGTTGTTGGGATTGCTCAGGCCCGGACGCGAGAGCCGTACAGGCGGAGCAGTTTGTAGTCCTGGCGATCGGAGGTCCCGTTGCGCATGCGCTCTCGCGCCTGCTCCACGGCACTTCGGACCGACTTGTTCTGGACCACATCTGCCTCCACCGTGTCTCCGCCGCCCTGAGGAACAGGGACATGCACCGCGGCAGCGCGTTTCTTCGCCGCCATCGTCTTCTCTTCTCGTCGCTGATCGGCCACGATTCCTCGGGCCATGATGGCAAGGATGCGGGGCTTGTCCTCGATCGCCGCGAGGTCCGGGCGAGCTTGCTCCAGCATGATATACGCCTGCCGAAGCTCACTGTTCGGATCACGGAGGTCGGGGAACTCACCCGCAACGTCCTCGAAGACCTGGGCCCACCGCGCATTCTGCTCGGCGTGGCCGAAGATCTGACGCTGCGACTCGTAGAGGGGGGCGACAGCCCTCTGGATCGCGGCCTCGACAATGCTCCCCACGTCTGGGGCCAATCGTCCTGCCGAATCCGCCTCACCGGCACCTCCAGCGAAGATGTCACCCGAGGCATTCACGGGCGGTTGGGCGCGAGAGGTGGGAAGCCTGGAGACTACGCCACGAAGCTGTTGCATCTCCTGCGTCACAGCGGCGAGCTGCGACCGGAGTTGGTTGTTCTCGTTCTGGGTCTCGTACTTGACACGCACGAGGGTATTGATTCGGTTCTGAAGTCCGGCCTTGCGCTTCGCGCCCGGCTGCGGCTCGGAGACCTCGGGCTCGATCTCGCCTCGCGACTCGTCGGGCAGGTTACCCTCCGGCACGATCGAGTCTCCGACCTGGCCAGTTCCGCTCGCGATACGCGAGGTGGGGAACATGTCCGGGGGAGGACCGTCGTCGAGGTTCATGCCGCTGGACACGCCGTCGAGAGCTTCGGGTGCGATGGGACTGGGCATCGGCTAGCTCATGCGCCCGAGGTTGGGTAGGGGATGCGGAACGGGAAGTCGTCTGGATACTCCAGATAGGGCTCCTCGACCTGGGCATCCAAGATGCCACTCCCCTCGACCTTCTGCTCGTCGGGCAAGAGCGCGAGCAGTCCGTCTCGGATCTTGCCCACTGTGGACAGGACCCCGATGTTTCGTTCTGGCGTCACTCCGGCGGCGATCTCGTTCAGCGCGAACGCCTCCAGGCCCTGCAGCATCCCGGCCAGCAACGGCGCCATGGCCGAGCCCAGGAAGCTCGCCCCGATCTCTGCGATCGACTTGGCGTACTCCTCCGGCTTCTCGACGCGAAGGCGGGCGAGCCCTTGGACGACTGGGAGCGGACGATATTTGATCATGGTTTCTACTAAGGTGCCATGGCATCGGGGGTTAACTGCCTGAATTCTTCTTCAGGACGGTCAACCCATTGTTGTTCTCGTACTTCAGGAAGACGCGCCACTCCGGGCGGGCCGCCAGGAACTCCTGGATCGCCGCGTTGAGTCCCGGCTCGGTCCCGTCCTCCCCACGCTCTCCGAAGGACACTGTGTCGTGGAAGACCAGCCACTTCTTTGCCTTCGCGCCATGGCGCGCCAACTCGATCTTGAGTTGGGCGTAGGTGTGAAGCGTGTCGATGAACAGCATGTCGCAGGGCTCGATCTCGACCGTGCGCGTATCCGCGATCTTCATCACAAAGTCCGTAGCGTCTCCGGCCTCCAGGATGAACGGTCCCGCCATCGAGCAGGGGTTCAGATCGATCGTCATGAACTTCTTGGGCCGGGCGGACAGGATCGCCACAGTCGAGATGCCCTCGCGCGTCCCCATCTCGACCACGGAGTCACAGGTGGAGGCGAGGCGGAAGAGGGTCGGCAGATGCTCATTGATGTCCGACGGGCGGATGCAGGCCGAGGTAAACCACTCAGCCAGGTGCGACGCTTCGAGGGCAACTTTCTTGCTCATGGTCGTGTTGCGATTCCCCAACAGTCCCGCTCACAGACACCAACTTCAATATCAGAAAGGCCCCGCAGCATGTACTCCATGCCGTCGGGAAGAATCCTCCAACAGTCAACCGGGTAGCGGTGGATCTCCCACATCCACGGGGCAATCAACGCGATCACCCCACCCGGCCGGAGGACCGATCGCATGGCCTCGACGGCCCGGATCGGGTCCTCGCAGTGCTCCAGCATTTGGCCGCTGATCACGGCATCGACCCGGCTATCTAGCCCGGTCCACAGGTCGAACACACTCAGCACGCGGTCCACGTTGGGGCCCGCCTGCTGATCGATGCCGATGTACTCCCAGCCACGCCCCGTGACCATCGAGCGGTAGGACCCGTTGACATCGAACGAGCCGACGTCCACGACGAGGGGCCGCGCCTTGAGAAGCCCCAGCCGGTTCTCGACCTTGCCAAGAAGGGTGGCCATGAGGGTGAGCGACGAGGTGTGCATAGTTACGGCGCGGCGACCGGCTGTCCGGTGATCTGGGAGGCGGCCTGGACCACCTGTTGCATGGCGGTCGCATCCTCGATGGAGCGCACCACCACCTTGGCGAAGTTGGGATCCATGAGGTCGAAGTAGTTCTTGTAGAGGGCGTGCTTGTCGATCAGACCGGTTTGGTCCGGACCGAACAGTTGGATCTGTTCGCGGGCGCGCGCAATGGCCAGCGCCTTGTTCGTGTTGGCCGGGGTGCCCGCCGGGTAGATGTCGTAGTCCTTGTCGACTTCCTTCTTCCGGATCATGCGGGGTTGCTCCTCGCCCTGCACCCGGTAATACTCCTCCTCGGGACCGAACTCCAGCCACAACTTCCAGAGTTGGAAGTGGACGTTGGACATCGACTCCTGGAACAGGCCGGCGTCCCCCCCGAAGACCGACGAGATCTGGGCCGTGATGGTCTCGATCTCCGTCGCCGTACGGCGGTCCGCAGTGCCGAGGGACGAGATGGTCTGGTCGAACACGCCGATGTACTGCTCGGCGAGCGACTTCGTGTAGTTCTCCTCGGTGAGGAACTGCTGCAGCGGGCGGTAGTCCATGGCCACCGGCTGGAGATCGGCCACATCGGCCAGAGGGATGATGGTGCCCGGTCGATACTTGATGTTGCGCGCCAGCTCGTTGTTCACTGCCCTGACCTTCAGCATCGGGGACAGGACGATCTGAATCGCGTCAAGCCGGCTGTTGTGCATCCGGTTCGTGAGCTTCTGGAAGACCGTGAGCAACTCGGCCACGCCTCGCGACTGGTAGGGCCTGTTGGAGGTCTTCTCGACCTCGAACTTCACGATCGGCCACGCATCGAACGGCATCGGAGAGTCCAAGATGGACGCCACGGTCGCGGTCGCCGGGTGGTACCAGAGGATGACGCGCCGCGCCAGTCCCGTGGCGTCGACGATCATCTTGGCGTACACCTCCCACATCACCTCGTACGGGATCTGGTTCTGGGAGTCGCGCTCGGTGACCCCTTCGACCTTGCGCAGCGCGTCGACGAGCTGGGCCCGCCCAGCCGTGGTCCGTCCGTCGAAGGCCGTTCCCTCGATGTCGTCTCCGCGCATCGAGCGCGAGGTCATGCGGTCGAGGATCTCGGCCGCCTTCTCCGCAACGAAGAGCCCCTCCTTGACCGCGCGTCTGATGTCGTGCTCGGACATGCGATGGACGATCGCGATGAAGTCTGGGTCGTCATCCTCGCGCGCGACCGGCGATTCGACGACATCGAGTGGGGAGATCGGGTGAGTGGCGAAGCGGTCGTGGAGAACTGTCTCGTAGTAGATCTTGACGTACTCCGCGCCCTGCAGTATCCCCTGGACCGCGGCGGACAGCATCGAGCCGCCCTCGTCCGTCGGATCGTTCTCGTCGATCGCGTACTCGGCCTTCAGCGCCTCGGCGACGTGCTGCTCTGGGGTGCGCTCCGCCTGGGGTTGGGCGTCCGGGGGCACCTGGCCCTGCGCCGTGAGCTGGGCGAGTTGGTCGTTGAAGGCGCGGGCCTGGGTGTTGAACTGTTCTGTCGCGGCTGCCGGCCCGCCCGGGAACAGCGAGGCGACACGAAGAATTCGGCACGTGCGGCCGGTCTTGAACTCCCAGCCTTGGCGGGCCCAGGCCACGCCGTGCTGCGCGAGGAGGTCGGCCAGGATCGTGAGCTTCGCGCGAAGCTTGGGCTGGGTGTGGAACTTCCAGTGGTAGAACGCCTGGGCGCTGCGCGCGGCGTCGATGTTCTCCGGCTTGGTGGCCTTGAAGAAGGCGACCGGGTCGGCGTCCATGACCAGGCCGATCATGTTGGGCTTCCAACGCCGGATGATGCCGTCGGTCAGGGGGATCGAGTCGTTGTTCGAGCCGACCCACGGGATGGTCTTCTGCGGCCGGATACCGCGGCGCTGCTCGACCAGGATGCGTTGCTTGCTGATCCAGGAGGCGCGGATCTGCTCAGCATCGATGATGCGCTCATGCAGCGCCTTGACTTGGGCCGCGATGTCAACGTGGATCTGACCGGTGGCCTCGATCCCCAGGGGGTTCCCGCGCGTCTTCATGCATTCCTCTGTGGTGTCTATACTTGTGGGCGCAAGCGGGTCATAACCGCTTCAGAACTTCCTGCTTCTCGCGCTCGGGCAGTGCCAAGATGTACCGTTCGAGTTCGCCATCTAGCTTGTCGAGCACGTCGCCCAGGACGATCTTGTCGAACGTGAGGGGGGTGCGGGGATCCTGGTTCCAGTGACGGGACCAGAACATGTGCGTCCCGATGTCCCCGATTGAGGCCCCGTAGTGCTTGGGATAGTGGTCGCGATGCCGGATCAGACACACCGGCAGCCCGGCTCGCTCGATGTCGCGGAAGGCCACGTTGAGTGGGTCGCCCCAGCTCGGCTCGTGGTCGCGCTCCCCCCACTTGCTGAAGGGGATGCCCCGTAGCTGAAACTTGTCGGCGGCCCACCACCACATGGCCGAGCAGCCCCGGTTCTCCAACTGCTTCGACTCCTGCAGCCGGTACACGAACTCCGCGGCGGCGAAGACCGGACCGTTCGGCTTGTCGATCAGGTGGGTGCCGGGAAACTCAGGGCCGGGCAGGAAGTCGAACTCGCTGAACACGGCGAAGCGTTCGGGGCGCGTCTGTTCGTCCTCCCACATGTGCTCCAGCATCTGCTCGGGCAGTCGTGGAGCGCCCAGGTTGTCGTGCACGATCAACCGCCACTTGTTGGTGCAGGCGGCCAGCCCATGCCAGATCGCCTCTGCGATGTCGTGGCGGGGCCCCTCGAAGGCTCGGATGATGTTGACGTTGATCATGGTGAAAGATGCCCGAGGAGGGATTTCAACCCCCATCGCCGCTGTGCATCGCGGGTTCTATCCTGTTGAACTACTCGGGCCTTGACAATCACTTCTTGAAGGCGTTGACGATGCCGGTGACAAGGGACGACACGCCGCGTGCTGCAGCCTTGGTCGTTATGACGGTGCCACGCCCGAAACCACGCGCCGCAGACTTCGCGACCAGGCCGCTCAGGAACGTCCCGATCACGATCAGCACCCCGGCCGGTGTCGGGTTGGTCGCGATGTCCGTCACCGCCTGGGGAACGGAAGCGAGGGCGTCCGAGCCCACCTGTTGCCACTCTCCCAGAGTGCAACCGACGAAGACCACGAGGGCGGTCACAGCGAACAGCAGATCCCAGTAGAACCTACGCATACCAACTCTCCTGTGCAGCATTCTCTTTCTTCCATTCCTCGTCCGACCACATGTCGTGCGACCCGGCCAACGCTGCATCCACCGGGTAGAGGATCGTATACCGAATGATGTCGATCCAGTCCTTCCACTCATCCGATCGTTTCTCGGCGTACTTCGTCGGATCGCGCGAGAGCAGGACTCCGTAGTTCTCGCACGCCATCGCCATGTTCTTGCAGTTGTCGTGGATGAAGATGCGCGGCGTATTGGTGGGGGAGATCGGGAACGTCTTGTCCCAGCGCAACATGTCCACGATGAGTTGCTCGCCGAACTCCACAGTGCCCGTGTTGGGCACGCGCGTGTCGAACTGCATGTCGGGGCCGAGGGCGGCCATCTGATCGGCCCAGGGCGTCATCTTCTCGCCCACCGTGGTGAACGCCGCCTTGGCGAACCGCGGGTCGGCGATCTTGACCCGCGAGGGCTCGCGTCCTTCCACGTTGCGGATCAGGATCGCGAGAGCGGTGGGTGGAATGCCTCCCGATGTGATCTTGTTCCACTGCTCCGTTGGATACTCCCGGATGAAGTGGTACACGCCGTCGGGCGACCGCTTCCACCACCCCATGGCCGGCGGCCGGGCGTGGTGGGGGTCCACCGTGAGGCCGGTGGTCCAGTCCGAGGGGAGCACTCGGGCCGGGATGATGTGGACGCGGGACTCGAAGTTGTAGAGCACTCGGTTCGCGAGCGACTCGAAGTCGCCCTCGATGCGGGCCTTGCGCTCCGCCTCGGACCACTCGCCATTCTCCTCGAAGCGCTTGATCTCGGCCTCGGACAGGGCCGGGTTGTCTCGCTGCAGCATCTTCAGCACCGTGGCGTTCTGAGGTGTGTTGCGGACCCACTTCAAGTACATCCAGGCCGCGTTGGCCCCGAGCGGCGTGAGCGTGAACATGCACGGCCCTCGGTCCACGGCGAGTCCACGCCAGATGCCGTTGAAGATGAAGGGCGGGCAGGGCTCGTCGAACAGGGCCCAGTCGAGCCGGGTCCCCTCGAAGCTCAGGGCCTCCTGCTCGGCCGAGGCCAGGATGGTCAGGGAGCCGTTGGGCCATCTTATCTGGGTGGGCACCCCGAGCGCGCCCTTCACGACATGCCACTCCGTTCTGAGTTGGGGCGTGGTGAACCCCTCCAGGACGGGGAAGATGATCTGGCCAATCCCGCGCTCGCGCGAGAGGCCCGTCACGATCATCCCGGTATTGGGCACCTGAAGCGGAACGCCGGCGCTGGTGCGGATCCAATACTGGGGAGAGACCTCCTCGCGGGGCGGCAGCCAGCCGTTGACCAGCTTGAGGTCGGGCACGTCCCAGAAGCGGTAGCCGTGTGCGCAGCCGATGTGCTGGGCCTGGGAGACCCAGGTCTTGCCGGACTTGTTGGCGCCAAGCACGACCACGATGTCCTTCTGGCCGAAGGCATCGTGAGCGAGTTGCTGCTTAGGGGAGGGGCGGTAGTACAGAAGCGGGGATTCCCGCCTCCGACGTGCCCTCTCCGCCAACAGGTGCAGCGTCTCGATCTTCTGCTCTCTGTCCTGGAGTGACATCGATCACCTCGGTTGCCCGCATCTTGTCCTTGAGCATCAGGTCCAGCTCGTCGTTGGAGAGCTTGGAGAGGTCCATGCCGCGGTGATGCACGACCTCGGTCCGGTTGATCATCTGCCCGTACTTCTCGAACAGGAGCCGGGCGGCCTGCACGTTGCCGTTGACGGCCTGGTTGTACATGGCCGCGGAAACAACGGACAGGCGATTCGACACGAAGGCGCCGAGCTTCGCGTTGATCCAGGCCACCCGGACAGGGTCGAGGAGGTAGCGGCGCAGCTTGTTGATGTGCACCCCGAGGTCTTCGGCGAGGCGACACATCGACGTGCTCCCCTCCAACATGCGGCCGGCGATCGCCACGTCCAGTTTCGTCGGCTGATAACTGGACAACTCGTCGGGGTCGACCGAAAGGCCATAGTCCATCACCTTACGCAGGGCTGGACTTAACACGACGGGCCTTCCCCCGCGCTTTGATGCGTGCGAAGTGCGCCTGCGTGAAGTCGTGGACGCGGCCCTCGGTTGTGAATCCGACTGTGACACTCCGATTGCAACGGGGACGCGCGCAAAGGATGAGGAGCGACTCGAAGAGGAGTCGATCGGAGTGGTCCGCGACGGGATACCAGAAGACTCGGGTGAAGGGCTTGGTAGCTTCGCGGCGGTGCGTTCGTATTCGGTCATGGATGTCCCAGGACTGCCCGATGTACTGGATCTCGCCCTCGTCGTCCACCAGGAGGTAGATGCCGCCCTGGCTCGACGCCGGCAGCTCAGGCTCGGGCCTGAACGTCCCAGGGGACGGAAGGAGCGCCAACACGGGCCAGGTTGAGGAGTTGTGCTTCATGTGGTACACTCCTATGAGTGTACCTCATGTCCAAGAATTGTGCAAGGAGAACCCCATGAAGGCTGTGACCGAGCGCTTTTTGAAGGAGATTACGCGGGACGATCCGCGGTATCCGAGCAAGATCAACTATCATGTGGGCATGATGCTGGCCGAGCGCCTGGTCCAACTGACCGACGCGCGGGGCGAACAGGTGATCAACAGGTTCGACACGGAGGAGGTGAGCGAGATTCTCGTCGATCTGATCAGCGCTGTGGTAGCCATGACCGTGGTAGACCGGAGTGGGGCTATCGTGGAGGGGGCCCAAGAGGTCAACAGTGGCTGGGGTAGGTAAGGTCACCTTATGGTACGACGATCCCCAGTTCCCGGGGCTCTGCCCAAAAGGTGTACCAAGAGTTGACGATCTAGGACGATTTGAGGGGGGTCCCCAACTCTCTCTCTTATATCTGATAATAGAGAGAGAGTTGGGACCCCCCCCTCAAAACGACCCTGTTTGTACACATCTGGTACACGAAATGAACAAACCCACCCCTTGGTTCCCGAAGCTCGACGGCCTCCCGCTCGTCCGAATCGACCGAATGCGACATGGCATCACGACTTGGGAGAATCTGGCACGCCAGATCCCGGCGCTAAGCTTCGTCTGGGCCTGTCTGGACCACAAGCGACAGCATGCGGTGATCCAGGCCACACTGCCCAATCGTACCATTCTTCGTGACACGCCCCTCCTGCGCTCCATCTGCATCCGAAAGCTGCATCGGTACAGTCGTCGGTGGCGCGCCATCTGGCGCATGTTGGCCGCGACACCCTGGTGGCGACCCTTCCGCCGTCACGCTTTACGACGGATGGGTGGGCGCTGGCTGGAGGAGTTCAGTCGACAGTATGGAAGGTTGCATCATGGTAGACTATGATCCGTGGATCGCGGACTCGATTCTGCTCGTTCTGCTCCTCATCGCTGTGCTCTCCGGCATTCTGCCAATATGGCAGACCCTCAGGAAGGCCCCCAGGAGGCGCAAGGCGCGCACCAAGGGGAGGGGGAGGGCCTCCGGCCATGCCCGGCGCTCCAAGGCGCGGCGTGCTCCCGCCGGCGAAGCGGAGCGAGGCGCTGGGCCGGAGGCCCCTCCCCTGCCAGGCCCTCCATCCTGGGCACGCCCCATCGACTCAACACCTGGTGAAGCGCGTCCAGATGTGGTACACTGAGGCATGAGAAACAACAACAACCGCTACTACTGCCTCACGCCGGCGGCTCACGGCGTTCGCCGCTGTGTCGTGGAAGCGCTGGAACCGCCACGGGGAGCCCTGGTCCGGCTGGTCGAGGATGGTCACCTGATTGCGCGAGTGCCCATCAATGATCTCTTCTGCTCCTGGGACTCGGCCAAGCACGCCTGGATAGCCGACTCGCTCCTCCGCAACCGCCCGCGGTAGTAAGTCGTGAGATGATAAGGACTTAAAACACCATGCCCCGCCCCAAGACGTATCGTTTCAGCGAACTTTGGGAGGAGAATGCCGAGGATCGCGCCAGCGGGGAGGCCCGGCACACCGGAGCGCAGCGCCTCAGTGCCGACCGCCCCCGCCCGGGCCGGCCGACGGGTGCCCGGTTCGCCCTTCGGGCCGCTGCGATGCTCCGCAAGCTCCGCAAGCGACTTTACGCGGGGGACACACCGGCCCAGATCGCGGCGGACCTGGGCATCCCGGAGCAGATCGTGGTGGACTGGGTGCTGGACATAGAGCGCCGGGTGTGATAGGCTCGGGCATGACCTACGCGAAAGACCTCCGAACTGGCCTCGTCCGACCCGCCACCATTGACGAGATCGCCTGCAGCCCGCATCTGGTGCCCTGCCCGGCCCCGTCGCCCCGCCGGCTATGCGAGTCGTTCCAACGGCCCGGCGCTCCGTTCTACATGAGGTGCTCGTGATCAGTCTGAACGACTTCATCTGGGACGTGGTGAGCGGCGGCCCCCACGAGATCCGCCTCCAGATCCGCTGCGCACCGGGCTTGTCAGAGAAAGTAGCCCGACTCCTGACACACCACGGCGCCCCGGCCTCGGCCAGGACGCCCTGTTGCGTGCAGGTGCTCAATGCCGCGGCTCAGCGAGCGACGCTTGAGCTGCTTGGGGTGCTCAGGGGGGCAGTCCGGGCTGCTTTTGAGGAGTGGGAAGCTCTTCGTGCCACCAAGCCGGTCTGTTGGGAGCGGGTTGGGGCCCTCAAGCAGCACATCCTGACGCAGTTCGGTGGGCAGGGATGGGGTGGGGCGCTTGCAAGTTCAGATGACTAGCTAAGTTATATCTAACTTACCCCCCTCCCCCCACCCACCCCAGTCCGCCCCATCCCGGCCCGGGCCGATGCGCTGGCGTGCGTGCGCGGGGGCGCATGAGCGGACACGCGCGTAGGCGCACACAGCACGTGCGGCCCTGTCACACGTACGTACAACATGTAACACGTACGTACGTACCCCACCCCTGTCCGCTACGTACAACATGTAACACGTACGTACATACCCCACCCCTGTCCGCGCACTCCGCTCCGCCCTGGCCCGCTCTGCCTTGCCTGTGTCAGGTGTCCGGGTATCTGACACTATCGTGGAATGTGTTGTACTGTTGAACGTTATGGCGTAGCGTAGGCACTGGGCGCCGGATTGCCTGACACTCCGCCCTGCCGCGCCGGGTTTCGCCGTATCTCGCCTAACCTATTTCACTTCATACACTTCCAACAATCTCACCCCATTGGCATGCCGCTGGCAATGCTCTTCCTACTGTCGCGCCGCACGGTGCGACGGTCGCGCGAAGTGTACTCTGTAACACGTCGGAGGTATCATGTCCAACGTCACGACGGAGTGCAACACCGATATCGGTGCCGCCCTCCAGCGGAGTGTCGACACGTTCGGGATCGCCGAAACGCTTCACTTCGTCTCCGCGATTTGCTGGGACCACGAGTCCCGCGAGAAGGACCCCCAGATACGCAAGTTCTGGGAACACATGGGGCGCCAGGTCGGAGGCTTCTCCGCCCGCGTCCGAAGCTACGAACACCGGTAGGTCGGCCGACTCTGACCAGTGTACGGTGGAAGCGCACCGTTCCAAAGTTGCGCGGTGCGCACGAACGAGCCGTAGCGGACTACGGTGCAGTCAGACCTGTAGAGCGTGCGCGAGCACCCTTGCTTCGGCCCTGGGTAGTCCACACCCTCGCGTGTGTCGTGCAACGCCCAGGGCCGGAGACGAAACACGGCCAAGCGCGCCCCGGGTGCAGCGCCGGCCTGGAGACAGCCCTCTTGAAATACGGCGATCCCGAGTACCGACGGCGGAGCAGGCCTAGACCGCCCAACATCGGGTCGGGATCGCCGAGTTGGAATCCAGCCCGGACCACGCGGAGCCTCCCTCCGCCCGGCGCTGGCGACTGTCGGGAGTGCATGCGATATGACTGTCCTCAACCGGAAGCGCACGCCGGTGCTGTACCAGCCCGGAACGCGACACTTCGACACAGAGTTGAGTGAGGTGCAAACCCCCAAGGGCGTGCGCCTCGTCCGCAACCTGTCCCGCCTCGACACCCAGAAGCGCGTTGCCCTCGCCCGGGTTCGGGTGGAGCGCGACGCCGCCGAATGGGTGACGTGGCGAAGGTTGCCTACGAAGCGGACCTGCACTGTGTGAACTGCGCACGGCTCCGCTTCGGCAACCCAGACAACGCCACGGATCGGGAGGGCAACGAAGTCCACCCGATCTTTGTGTCTGATGAGCATAGCTCATTCGGAGAGTTCTGCTCGGACTGCAACGAGGAGATTTGGACCCCGGAGTGCCTACAGGAATGAACAAGCACATCATGCGAGCCGCCTGCCTCAACCTGGAGGTTACCAGGACGGAGCTGGGCCGCTGCCCCTTCTGCAGCCAAATCGTGAACAGGCTTGACTTCAAGGATGCTCTCAGCATGCGCGAGTTCAAAATCTCTGGCTTGTGCCAGACGTGCCAGGACGAGACATTCAAGGACCCAACAGAGGAGGACTGAGCAATTCTCACCGTCGTCCACGGCCACCGGGCCGCTCAGGATGACCGCCACGCTCTGACCATCGATCCGCGGCGCATGGCCAAGGACTACCGGGTCGTCGATCCGGGGATCCTCGGCCAGAAGTTCCGCGCCGCGGGGTACGAGGCCGACGTGCGCTACCATCCCGAGAGCCTGGAAGGCTTCTTGATCGTCCGCTCCCCCAACGAGGGCGGAGGGGACTACATCCCGAGTGTGTCGTTCTTCTGCGACCACCGGGGCCAGTCGTCCGTTCGGGTTGTACTCGGCGCAATCCGGATGGTCTGTCAGAATCAGTTCACGCGGACCCTGCTCAGGGTGCGGCACGACGATCCCAAGGTCGATGCGCTACTGAATGACCCCGTGGAGTACATCCACGGCTTCCTGGCTGCGGCGCGGGAAATGACCCGCAGGATCGAAAGTCTGCGGGGGGTGGGGGTCGGGCGGGAGTTGGTGGAGACGATCCGCGACTGCCCGCGAGTCTACCAGAGGGCGAACCGGTACCTCAGTCGTTACGAGTACCGGGCCGGAGACTTCTGGGCTGGGGCGCAGGCCATCACCAACACCCACCGCAAGGTGGCCCAGAACTGGACGGAGGAAGCGCTCGGGGACGAATGCTACGAGACGCTCCGCTCCGGGCGGGTCCCCGACGGTCTGCGGCTGTCCATGTCGAAGAGCCTGGCCGCCCTCCGGGCCGTGGTCAACTGACATGCGGATCGAGATACCGGTCGTTGACATGGACGAGGACATGAAGCCGGTGCGGTTCGAGATCTACGTTCATGGCAAGTTCCGTAGGGGGGACGATTGCCACGCGCGTAATCTGGCGCGGATGTTGTGGACGGCCTGTCCGGGCTCCTTCATGGACATCTTCTCCGCCCACCTCGCCAAGCTGCAGGCCCATGCCGATCCACGAGAGTACGAGTAGGAAAGGAGTACACCTCTGCCCAAGCCAACGCTGTTGGCCTGGGGCAACGCCAAGCTCGGGAAGGACGTAGCAACGTACTCCAGGCGGGTCGGAACAACCTGCCCCAAGGACTGCCCGTTCCTCAACGGCCAGATCTCCGACGGGCGGGTCATTCCGCCCCGCCTGCGGTGCTACGCTGAGAAGATCCAGAACCGCTGGACGAGTGTGCGCGAAGCCTGGAGTCGCGATCGTCCTGCGGACTTCGTGGAGGTACTCGCCCGAGAGTTGCACCAGGCAGATCTGTTCCGCCTCCACGTTGGGGGCGACTTCATGCTGAATGACGTGCTGGACAGAGACTACCTGTCCGACATTCTGCGGGCCCTCCGCAAGGCGCGAAGAGCTGGGTGGATCGGGAAAGCCTGGGTATACACTCATGCGTGGCGCCTTCTCGGCCCCTACCGGGAGCGACTGGAGAGTGTCGGACTGGTGTGTTACGCCAGTTGCCACACTCTCAGCGAGTATTGGGCCGCCAAGGGAGCTGGCTGGCTGGTGGCCCTGGACGTAGGGCGCGAGAAGTTCCCGACCGAGCAGGGAGGCAACTTCCCGGGGATCGACCTGCACCGGCGGATGCTGAAGTGTCCGGAGCAGGTCAAGGAAGGAGCTGTGAAGTGTCAGGATTGCCAGTGGTGTCCGAAGGGGCTGGGAGACGTAGCGTTCTTCCGGCACGTGTGACCAGAAAGCGGCTGAGAAAGGAGCTGAATGGACTACAACGAAAGGGTCAATGAGCTGATCAAGGTCTGGGAGGCCGCGCGTGAGGGCCGCAAGATAGAGGCCATCAAGCGCCTGCGGAGTGTGGCAGCGGTGGGTCTATTGGAGGCCAAGCAGATCGTGGAGAGTGCACTCATCTGGAGCGGGGCTCCTCAGCCAGGGCCCGAGGTCGAAGAGCTGAAGGGCACCCTTGCCATCAAGGAGCGGGCCATCGAGATCCTCCACAAGCGGCTGTCGAGTGCCAGGAACCTGGCCCGCGATCTGTTCGAGCAGGCTCTGAAGGACAGTGCTGCGCGTTAGTCGGCAGCGCGAGGAGCCGCGTGGCCTACCGGTGCTCCCGATGTGGAGCGAAGCTGGAAAGAAAGGAGGAGTAATGGCCCATCTCGAAATCCCGTTCGCTGAGGGGGCGGAGGTCTGGTATTCGGAGTCCGGGGTCGATACCGTTTACGTGCCATGTCCGGACTGTGCCGGAACCAGGCTCTTGGCCGCAATCTTCGGAGACAGCGCCCAGCTCCGGCTCCCGTGTGAGACGTGTAAGGTGGGCTTCAACGGCTCGCAAGGGGTCGTGAAGAGGTCGACCTTCGTCGCGGTTCCGCGGCTCGTGAAGCTGGGCAAGCCGTCGATGCACGGGGACTGCATCTACTACGAGTTCGAGGGATCGAACCTCTCCTGCTCCTACCTCCATGCCGCATGGCTGACGTGCAAAGAGCATTGCGACGAGATGGTGCGGGAGCGGACTCTCCAGAACGAAGACCAAATGCGGCGGCAGTTGGCCAGCAAGAGAAAGGATCTGGTGTGATCGGCCACGTACTGGAGACGGAAGGTAGCAGATTTGCGCCGCAACCTGGAGGTTGCGGAACAGGCACTCGCGGTCAGTGAGACCAAGCAGGAGAAGAAAGCATGACGAAGACGCAAATTCGAGGGACCCTGGCATCGCGTTGGGCGCTGAGGAATAACCATTTCGACTGGCTCCGGGGCTACCGGGTCATCATCCGCCAGCCCGACGGCATCACCAAGGGGCCGTACTACAACCATCCGGAAGGCTGGAAGCCGGTCGTGCATGGGGTGACGCACACGGAGGTGTGCGATCCCGATCCGAGGCAGAAGTGCGGGGCGGGCGTCAACTTCTTTCCCGACCTTGGCAGCGCGGTCGTATACGCGTCAACCGACGCCATCAGCTCCGTACAGACACGCAAGGGCGACAAGGTCGAAGTGTGGGAGATTCTGACCAGTCAGACCGGCCTCGTGAAGCCCAACGAGTTTGTCCGAGCCGCGAGCGACTTTCGCACCGTCTTCGCGAGCGTGCTAAAGTACCGAACCACCGAGGTGGCCTACGTCCGGCGCGTCCTGGTGCTCGACTGCCCGCACTGATGAAGTCCTTCACCAAGAACATCCGCCGGTACCTGAAGATCCGCGCCTCCGACCAGGCCATGGCGGACGGCGAGTTCGTGATTCAGATTGGGGAGAGCGGGGTCAAGTTCAAGAGGTTCGGTGAGGTCAAGGGGCGTGTCTGGTCACTTTCGTGGAGGTCGATCATAGGGCACGCTCTCATACATGGAGGGAGCAGAGCATGACGGAGAAGACAATCGTTCGGGGGCGCGTCCGTGAGAAGACCGACCCGGTCGAGTTCATTGTCTGGGCCGATGGCGAGGTCGATATCTCCGCGCGGCCACGCTTCGGTGGGCCGAGTATCAGTGTCCTGGGTTCCAACGAATGGGAGCGGGTCATACGCGCGATCGCCGACATCCGAGAACAGTATGCTACAGACGCCGGCTCTGCCTGACCCCTCCCTCTTCCCCAACACCACCAAGCTGCTCAACGACCTGCGGATTGGCATCGGCTACGCTGAGCAGCGCATGGTAGACTTCCTGAAGAGGCCCGGGGTGACCCTGGCCCAGACGTGGCAGGAGGATCGTGAGATCCACACCAAGATCCGGTACAACATGTCGATCCAGTGGTGCGGCTCGGAGTACCTGCACCTGGAGAAGGAGGGGGATGGCGACGTACAAGTGGCGCAACCCTGAGGCCGCGGCGTATGGTTTCTGTGTATGCTGTGGCCACCCTGTCGTGAAGGAGGAGTACACAATCGATACGGAGGCTGACGGGGCGAAGCACCGCCTTTGTCAGGATTGTGTTGTGATTTTGCACCAATCTGGTACAATCGAGGTAGCCAATGAGTAACATCACAAGCGTGGCCTGGTACAGATTCGTCTGCTCAGGTGAGACGGAGACACGCTTCAGCATCAACGTGAGCACCGAGAGTTCGGGGGAGCGCGGGACGTTCTCCAAGCACATCCTGCGGCCGTCAGAAGCACGGCTCCTCGTACAGCAGCTCCAGGACGCCCTCGCTGGGTACGAGGCGGCGGAAGGGGAACGGGAGGCATGAGACGTATCCGCCTGACACCCGACGAGGCGCACGCCATGCGCGTGGCCGGCGCGACGGAAGCGCGGGCATACCTCACCTTGTTCGACGTCGCCCATCGGGTCCGGGATGCCCACGCTTCGACGCGCCTGACCGACGCGATGCTCAAGTGGCGAGAGGCGCGGGATGGGCTGACCATCCTGCTCGATACCTGCGAGGAGAGCGCCCAGCTATGACGGAATGGGAGAGCCGGCACATCCTGGACTACACCATATGCTCCAAGGATGTGTCGGGCCTGCTCTATACGACACGTACCAGTCCATTCGTCCACGTCACCTTCACCTGCACGAAGGGGGATCGGGCAGCGTGGGAGCGTATACTTAAGAAGGTAAGTGAAGTGTATGAAACATGTTGTGGCTCCTCGCCGCCGCCCTCCTCACCCTGACCGCGCTGGCGGTGGCCGGGGCCATAGGTCCTGTGTCGAAGTAGGTTTACGGCTCTGGGAAGTGCACGCCCGGCTGCGCGCGGCGCAAGTTGTGGCGCTCAACATACCGGAGTGTTCTGTACAGATTCTGGACAGCATTTGGAGAGCCAAGCGAGCAGTCGAGGACGCTTTAGCCGCACTGCCCAAAACGTGTACCAAGAGTTGATGATTTGCGGCGATTAGACCCCCCTCCCCAACTCTCTCTCTTATATCTGATAATAGAGAGAGAGTTGGGGACCCCCCTCAAAACGCCCCTCTTTGTCCAACTCTGGTACAACAAATGTGCAGGCCCCGGGCCTTGACCCTGAGCCGTCCGGTTGGTATACTGGTCTGTGATTCTGAATGGTTCTCTCAACTCGGAAGGAGTTCTCAATGTCTGAGTCTCGCATCTACACGAAGGGCTGTGAGTGTATCGTCTGTGAGGTGGCTGTGCGCGAGAGGCGTCGGCCCCTCACCACGCTGGAAGTGTCCGCGATAGTCCCCGTCCCGGGTCTCCCTAACGATTCGATCCTCCGCGTCGTGATCCAGCCACGGGACGATTCCTCCGGCCTCCTTCGGAGTGTGACGCTGAAGTCCGACAGCGTCAAGAAGCTCCTATACTCCATCGTCCGCCGTCTCGACTCCCGCAGCAACACGAAGACCTCCCGCGGTGCGGCCTCGGCCATCTGCCAGCTCATTCGCACTTCGCTGTGACCGGGTGCTTCATGTGCGATGGCGGCCACAGCGGGTGGCTCCATCTGCTCCTCTTCGTCACGCTCATGTATCTGGCTTGGGAGGTTCTCGATGGAGCCTGTAGTATTCACGACCGCCCAACTCGACGCCCCGACGACCGAGACGATGGAGGAGATGTGCCGTGCGCTGCGTGACTGCGGCTGCTTCTACCAGG